GGTTCAACAGGTCTTCGGTTCTATGATGATGACAATGTGATAATGCCAAGAAACCCCTCAACAGGGGCAAGTGTCAATGGTACTATTAGTCTTGGCGAACCTCTTAACCGCTTCAAAGACCTCCACCTGTCTGGCGGTGTATACCTTGGCGGCACTGGGTCGGCTAATAAGCTGGAGGACTATGAAAAAGGTTCATATGTAACATCACTTATTCCAGACACAGGTTCAATAACCCTTGATACAGGCTCAGATGAAATAGCTTACATAAAGATTGGTGATATGGTTCATGTATCAGGAAGGATTGCGGTGGACAGCGTATCGTCCCCTACTGGAGCGGTGAAATTAAGACTTCCATTTACAGCAGCAGGCAACGATAGTGGAACTAAAAATGGCGTCGTTCCGGGCGTGCTAATTGCCTTCAATGCGACAAACCGAAACGGAAATGAAATTGGCATAAATACTATTGCCAATTCTAATGATTGTAATATTAGAAATATTTCTGTAAATAGTCCCGCTACAGCAAATATGGCGACTGAATTTAATTCAAGTACGCTTCTTTATATATCTTTAACCTTCAGAACAAATTAGACCATCTGGATAGTTGGTCTGGATAGCAGAAAGGAGCCTCAAGATGGCACTAACAGAAGAACAAGTACAAGATAAAATCGAGATCGTAGGCGACTTCAAGCACGTTCAGGTGCGCACAGCCACGGTCATCAAGCGTGATGGCACAGAGATCAGCCGTGGCTTCTCACGCCATGTCGTTGCACCAGATGCAGACATCACAGGTGAAAGCACAGAGGTACAAGCCATCTGTAATGCAGTTCACACCCAAGCGGTTAAGGATGCCTATGCCGCACACTTAGCAGCACAGGAGGTATAACAATGGCTGTAACTTACACTTGGACTATTCCCACCCTAGAGCGTCACACATCAGATGGTGGCGTATACATTGCTCACTGGCGCTGCACAGGCGTTGATGACGATGGCAACACAGCATCAGCTTATGGCACTTGTGGCCTAGAGTATGATGCTTCTGCGTCTGACTTCACACCTTATGCAGATATTACTGAGGCTCAAGCTCAGGGCTGGGTCTGGGGTCATGTATCACAAGCTGATACTGAAGCTGCTATTGCTGCTAAGATTGATGCGATAGCTAATCCAACGACTGCTGACGGAGTTCCGTGGGCGGCATAACTTGAAAGGAGATCAACGTGACTGAAGAAAAAAAGGTCATTATTGATGATGTCGAATATCTGGAAAGCCAATTAAGCGATGAGGCCAAGAGGCTTATCAATCACTTAAATAGAATGGATCAAAAGCTGACTGCTGCAAAACTTAATCTGATTGAGTTGGAAAGGGGCAGCAAGGCGTTCTTTGATGATCTAAAAGCTGAATTAGAGGCTGCATAATGTCGCGTGACCTGTCTGGTGGTGTAACCGTTAATCTTGAAGATAGCGTTATCTTTCCGTTTTTTGCGGTAGAGCTTAACTTTGATGATGGTACGTTTGAAGCGGCAGATGGCAACGTCTACAACCGCGTTCTGCGCCTTTGGACAGGTCAAGGCACTCTGGTTTATGAAGGCAATGAATATTTTGGCACTGGCACTATGCTTGATGTGTCAGTCATTGAGGAAACCACAGAAATAGCCGCTAGAGGCGCTTCTTTAACTCTAAGCTCTGTGCCTAGCGAAGTCATATCTTTGGCGCTCACGGAGCAATATCAGGGGCGCACATGCAAGATATTCTTTGGTTTATTCCAAGAAGGGCGGCTGGAAGATCAAACGAGTGCAACTGATGCGCCGGTTTATATTCTGCTGCAAACCGGCGGTCGCATGATCTTGGAGGCTAACAAGACCAGCCTTACAGAAATATTTACTGGCTATATGGATCAGCTATCGATTGATGAGGGGCCAGATGCCAGCACCTTGCAGCTATCGGCAGAAAATAAACTGATTGATTTGGAGCGCCCTAGAGTTGGCCGGTTTACGTCTGAATATCAGAAATCAATATATCCTGATGATAAGGGGTTTGATTTCGTTGAGGGGATGCAAGACCTTCAGATAACTTGGGGCAGGGCTGGTGCCTAACTTCCAGCAAGAATTTCTGGCTTCTTGCGTGGATGACGCCAAGCATCTCTTAGAATTACATTGGCAAGAAATAGCAATCAATAAACATAAGATTAAGCTAAACCCACATTGGGAGGCGTATCTGGAGCTTGAGAAAGAAAACCAGTTACGCATTTACACGGCGCGGGAAAATCAAAAGTTGGTTGGTTACTTTGTTTTAATTATAGGCATGAATTTGCATTATAAGGATCATGTGTTTGCGGTGAATGATGTGCTATACCTTCACAAGGATTGGCGCAGAGGCTTAACTGGTGTAAAGTTAATTAAATTCGCAGAGAAGTGCCTGAAGAAAGAAGGCGTTTCTGTTATAACTGTAAACACTAAGACGCACAGGCCATTTGATAAACTGATGGAATATTTAAGGTTTAATATGGTAGAACGTGTTTATCAGAAATATATAGGTGACTGATGGCTATTTCTGCTGGCATGGCAATTATGAGTACCGCAACGGCTGGTCTAACAGGCGCGTTGATTGGCGGCTCAATAATGACGCACTTCTTGGTGACTACGGCTATGGGTGCGGCTCTCAATGCACTTACGCCAAAGCCAAGCATTCCAAACGTATCAACGGGATCAAACGCAGCCAATCGTGGCTATCAGATTTCGTCTAGGGGGTCTGCTCAAAACCATCAGATTATATACGGTCAAACCAAGGTTGGCGGCGCGATTGTATTTGATGCCGTATCAGGCGTTAATAACAAGATCCTTCACAGGGTCATTGCTTTTGCTGGGCATGAAATCGAAGAATTTAGCACGTTCTATTTTAATGATGAGGCTCTTACGCTCACAACTGATACTGATGGTAATGGTGACACTTATTATAAGCCAACCGTTGCCACTACTAAAACTGGCGCAACCAGCACCAGATATAATGATTATGTGCGGATTTATCAGCGCAAAGGCGGCACAGAAAATAATACAGCAATAGCAGCCCTTATTTCTGGCGGCGTAAGCTGGACGCAAGACCATAAGTTGCAGGGCGTGGCTTATGCTTATTTCCGCATGGAATTTGACGCTGATGCCTTCCCGAATGGCGTTCCTGAGATGACTTGCATAATTAAGGGCAAGAAGGTCTATGATCCTAGATCCGACAGCATAGCATGGTCAGATAATCCTGCGCTTTGTTTACGGGATTACATAACAAGTGCTTCTTATGGTCTTGGCGAGGGGTATGCATCGATTGATGATGATGCAGTTACAGTTGCGGCTGATGTTTGCCAATATAAGAATTACGATGTGAACAACGCAGATCCAGCGTCCACTAAAACGGGTGGCTTGCGCTTTACTATGGATGGATCATTTACAACGGCGGTCACTCCGCACGATCACATGATGGATATGCTAACCGCAATGGCTGGGTTGATCTGGTATGGTCAAGGCAAGTGGCGCATGAAGGCAGGGCATTACGTTGCGCCCACTATTACATTCACTGAGGATGATTTGCGCTCTAATGTGCAAGTTTCCACCCGCCATAGTCGCAGGGATAACTTCAACACGGTTAAAGGCGTATTTAGAGGGCCAGCAACAGATTATCAGCCTACAGACTATGCAGAAGTCACCAATACTGCATTTAGAACTGCTGACAACAACCAGATCAGCACTTATGACCTAGATTTGCCCTTTACCGATAGCTTTGACATAGCAAGGCGGCTGGCTCTTATTACGCTTGAGCGCAACCGTCAGCAGCTTACCGTTCAAGTTTCGTTAGGAATGAGGGCGTTTCAAGTTCAAGTTGGTGATATTGTCAAAATGACTATCGCCAGATTTGGCTGGACGAATAAAGAATATGAAGTGGTGCAATGGACGTTTGGATTGCAAGAAGATAACGATCTGCGATGTGATTTGGTACTGCGTGAAATATCAGAAAGCGTCTTTGATGATATATCTGATGGCATTGTTTATGAGCGTGATAATACAACGCTTCTCAGCCCATTTGAGGTGCCACCAGTAGCGATAGCCACATCTAATGAATATGGCGGCGTGTTTAAGGTTGTGAGCGAGAAGCTATTGCGTGAGCTACAGCTAGACGTAACAGCAGCGGATGCCTCTAGGATTGATCGTGTAGAGGTTCAATATAGGGTGGCAAATACTGGCGATTATCTAAACATAGGAACCGGTGGCCTTGGGCGTTATAGTGTTCTTGATCTGGATGAAGCTAATTATGATGCGCGGGTCAGAGGCGTTAATACATTTGGCGTGAAGGGCGAATATAGCTATTTGCTTAATTTCCTCTTAGCTCCCTTGGATACGCCACCAGCAGATGTAGTCAGCAATGATTTTATCTTTGAGGTTTCTGGCGGCACGTTGTTTTTGCAATGGGAGCCAATCGCTGATTTAGATTTATCTTACTATCAGATAAAGTATTCGTCAGACTTAACCACAGCATCCACCAGTGATGCAAACGCGCTCTGGGGTGGTAACTCCAACATTGCTATTAATCGCGTTGCTAGGCCCGCCACATTCGCCACAGTACCCGCTAGATCGGGAACATTCTTAATTAAGGCATATGACAAGGCTGGAAACCCGTCAAACAATGCGGCTTTTGTTGTTATTCCTGCTGCTTCATTGCCAACTTTGGGCGTGGCTGTTACTCAAACGGAAAGCGGGGCGCATACATTTGCTGGCAATACCGGCATCAGCAACACCAACATCACTGTTGATACTTCGCCAAACCCAGATGAATTACGCATCAACGATACTTCTGCGGCTACGCCAAGCGGTATTTATTATTTTGGTGGCAATCTGTCTGGCTCACAAACCGATACAAACGGCGCAGATTACATTGATCTGGGATCAAGCAGAACGGCCACCACAACTGGCAGCGTAACCTTTGCGCGGCATATCGATTATGCTTCTGTCTTTGATAATATTCCGCAGAATTGGGATACTTGGCCTGATAACTTTGATGATTGGACAAATGAGGATGCAGCGTTTGGCGATTTCTCAACGGCTGTTCAGGTAAGATCAACCCCAGATGATCCATCATCTTCACCGACATGGGGCGCATGGGAAAACGCTATTGGTCAGCAAGTGGTTGGCAGAGGCTTCCAATTTAGGGTAAACTTAAACGCAACCAATAGCGAAGTATCACCAGCCATCACAGTTCTTTCAGCAACGGTAGGTTACTAATGTCACAGAATAGCTTAACAATCGGAAACGTAACATCGGCATCAGCAAGGACTGCTATCAACAATGCCTTTGATACGCTTAAAACTCTTCATTCTGGTGCAAGCGCTCCATCAAGCCCATCAGCTTATATGCTCTGGTTTGAAACGGATACGAATAAACTGCAAATCTATGATGGCGCTCAGTGGATCGTCATAGGTGAATTAGATGCCACAAATAACAACTTTCATCCGATTATTGGGAATTGGAAGCTAGATCTTTCTGGGAATGATTTGACGTTTGAATACAACGGTGCGGCTAAGATGAAACTATCATCTGCTGGCGCTTTAACTTGTGTTGGCGATATAACGGCGCTTGGAACTATCTAATGGCTATTTCTTCCACAGGCCCAATTTCAATGTCTACGATCCAGACTGAGTTTGGTGGGTCTAATCCCATTTCTCTGTCTGAATATTATCGGAGCAATACATACGAAGCGGCTGTAAGTGGAAATAACACAACTGTTCCTCAATCGGGAACTATTAAGATGTCGCAGTTTCGTGGCACGTTTCAAGCAAGATATATTGTCTGGAAACTGTTGGGCGCTGGTGGCGGCGGTGGCTACGGTGTTTTTAACGGCGCTGGATCAGGAAAAGCTGCGGATGGCGGTAATAGCACTTTAACATATAACGGCACCACATACACCGCAAACGGTGGCGCTGGGGGTGATAACGGTGCCATTTATTATAATCAGCCTGGTTCCGCTGGTCAGAACGCAGATACAAGTCAAAGCTATTCTGAGAACTTTGGTACATCTGGCGGTGAAAGCGCGCAACAAACAAACGGCGCTGCTGGCACAGGCTTTGCTGCTGGGGGATCTGGTGCTGGTGGCGATAATCCAGATCAATATGATAGCTCTGG